ATCTAAATGGGGATAAACTAAAAAGGAGCAACACAAAAAACAATGCCATACCTCCAAAGCAACATACCGCACTTCAAGGCGTGGGTAAGAAGGGAATACACTGTTAATCATGAGCGATACCAAGGCGAGTTCTTACACGCCATGGTCATTGCTGTCACTACGATGCCGACAAGATGTCTGTCTTTTCAGGTGATCTTCACAGGTTGTGAGTCAGATGAAGAAGATGAGCCGAATGTACACGGCGGGGCCATGTGGGCACGCATGCCGATTACTGCACTAGTCGCAGATACACCTTACGAAGAATGGCCAGAACCGATGGCAGTGCATGATGCCCAGCCGTGGGATTGTTCATCACACACCCATGCGGTGTACGTGCTAGATCGCTGCACGCCCTGCCCGTGGATTGCGAAAATCGATGGGGATTTTTATCCCGCTAAGTATTATTTCACCGTGGATTACGCAGAGAATGAAATCGCTGATGATCCTGCTCAACACAAGCAGTCGCATGTGCTGGAGTTGTTGGACGCAGGACCATGGACGGGGAATATTGTGGCGCTGCCCAATAACAGGGTGAGGGTTACCCACCCTGCTTGGTTTGAGTTAGGCGAGGGAGCCCCTGATTTTAAGCCGTCGCAGCATATCCACTACAGTAAATCTGACTTGGATTATACGTTGGATGTCAATAGAATCTTTGACAACCTGTACGCAGACAAAGAGTAGCCCATGGCGATTGAACGAGGCGTCGATGACGTTGACATAGATGAGCTCAATATTGAGGACTCATCAAAGGAACTCGTAGTCGGAGTCGAGGGCGAAGACGATCAGTTCATTGACGAAGAAGATGTTCAAACGCTAGAAGACGGCACGATGGTCTTTGGCCCTGAAGACATGATGGGCGATATGCCTGCTGGTGGCTTCAACGACAACCTTGCAGAGATGATGGAAGACGGCGATTTAAGCCGTGTGTTCAGCGACTGCATGGCAGATATCGATGATGACAAAGCATCACGCAAAGACTGGATGGACCAATACAAGGAAGGTCTTGAGTTCTTAGGCATGAAGTTTGAGGACCGGACGGAACCCTTTGATGGTGCGTCTGGCGTGATTCATCCGTTATTGGCTGAATCAGTCACACAGTTTCAAGCATCTGCGTACAAAGAATTATTGCCGCCTGGTGGTCCGGTCAAGACACAGACGATCGGTATGGGCTCACCGAATACAGACCTGCAAGCTGCGCGTGTTCAGGAGTACATGAACTATCTGCTGATGCAGGAGATGCGCGAGTACGATCCTGAAACGGACCAGATGTTGTTTTATTTACCGCTGTCAGGCAGCGCGTTCCGTAAAGTCCATTTTGACCAATCGCTGGGGCGACCTGTCTCGCGGTTTATTCCCTCTGAAAAGCTGATTGTGCCTTACGGTACGTCTAGTTTGGAAAGTGCTGTCCGCATCACGCATGTAGTGGATATGCCCACAAATGAGGTGAAGAAGCTTCAGCAGGCGGGGTTCTACAAGAAAGGGCCGATTTCTAACCGTGGCTCTGACGATGAAGGGTACGATGAAGTCGAGGAGGAGATTGATGATCTCCAAGGCGTAAAGCCCTCAGGTGGTGGTGATTACGAGTCAGAACTGTATGAAATCCACATAGACCTTGATCTGCCTGGGTTTGAAGACATGGATATGGAGGGCGAGGAGACAGGCATCAAGCTGCCGTACATCGTCACTATTCTGCCCAAACAATCTCAAGTCTTGTCTATCCGCAGGAATTACCTGCAGAACGATCCTATGCGCAAGCGCATAGATTATTTTGTGCATTACAAGTTCTTGCCTGGGGTGGGCTTCTATGGCTTTGGACTGACGCATATGATTGGCGGGTTGTCGAAAGCCTCGACTTCCATTTTGCGGCAGCTGATTGACGCAGGTACGCTGGCGAATCTGCCTGCTGGATTTAAGGCTCGAGGCATCCGAATCAGGGATGATGACACCCCGCTGCAGCCAGGTGAGTTCCGCGACATGGATGCCCCCGGTGGGTCTTTGCGGGATGCGTTGATGCCACTGCCCTTCAAGGAGCCCAGCGGAACACTGCTGCAGCTGCTCGGCATGTTGGTAGATTCAGGCAAACGGTTTGCGAGCATTGCCGATATGCAGGTAGGCGATGGCAATCAGCAGGCTCCGGTAGGTACGACGATCGCGTTATTAGAGCGTGGCAGTCGGGTTATGAGCGCCATCCATAAGCGTCTACACTATTCGCAAAAAGTAGAATTTAACCTGCTGGCGCGGGTCATTAAGGAATCGCCCATCAAGGCGTACCCCTACATGATTGCCAATGGTCAACAGCAGTTAATGGCGACTGACTTTGATGATCGTATTGATATCTTACCCGTCTCTGATCCCAACATATTCTCAATGAGCCAACGGGTCATGATGGCCCAAGAAATGCTCAAGATGGTCCAAGCGAACCCGCAGATCCACGGGCCGATGGGTATGTACAATGCGTACCGTCGAATGTACGAAGCCATGGGTGTACAGCAGGTTGAGCAGATTTTACCGCCCCCACCGCAGCCTCAGCCCACACCTCCATCGATGGAGAATGCAGGATTCCTGCAGGGGCAACCGGCTCAAGCGTTTCAAGACCAAGACCATGATGCTCATATCGCTGCTCACCTGCAGTTGTATAAGACCGCCGTGGTGCAAGGGGCACCCCCGGGACAACAGCAGGTAGCTTCTTTGATTCAAGCGCATATCTACCAGCACGTAGACTTCAAGGCGAGAGAGATGGCGATGCAATCACCTGAAGTCACCAATATGCAGCAGCAGATTCAGATGATTCAGCAGCAAGCGATGTCTGACCCTGCGATGCAGCAGCAAGCACAACAAATGCAACAACAGATGCAACAGATGCAGCAACAGATGCAGTTGGTGGTAGAAGACAAGGTGGCGCAGATGACCACTCAGATTCTTGAAGAACTTGCTCCGCAGTTTGAAATGCCTAACCAAGAAGACCCGCTAGTCGGATTGAGGCAGGAAGAACTGGAGATTAAGGCAGCAGATGTCGATCGTAAGGCGCAGGAAGCGCAGCAAAGAATTGATCTTGAACAGCAGCGTTTAGACCAACAGGAAGACATTGCTAACGAAAGATTAGGCGCACAGGTTGCGATTGCTGGGATGAGGAACGATACTGCACAAGATCGAATTGAATTATCTCGCGAGCAACAGATGGCTAAGACTGCTGAAGAAATGGCAAAAACCTTTTTTGGACCTAGGCAGTAATACAGAGGAAAAGTAGATGAATCCGATTAAACGTCAAACATCCTTCAAAGATCCTAAGGTCTTAGACAGTAAGACAACGGTAAAGGACCAAGGCACGGTTAATTACGCAAAAGGCGAAACCATTGCTACGCCGACATCCTCTAAGCCGTTCGGCGCAGGTGAGATGCGTGGCGGTGGCGCAGCCCTGCGTGGTAAGAAGTTCAGCGGAATCTTCTAATGAACAACCCTAACTTCCCCCCCAGAACTCAACAGCAGTATACCCCTCAGCAGAACCCGTTTGGGCAAGCAATGGGGCGAGGCATGCAGCAGCCCCAGTTTGGGATGCAGCAGCCTAGCTTTGGTGGAGGTTTTGGGATGCAGCAGCCGCGCTTTGGCATGCAGCAACCCCAGTTTGGTGGCGGTTTCGGGGGCGGGTTTGGCGGCGGATTCGGAATGCAGCAACCCAGCTTTGGCGGCTTTGGCGGCTTTGGCATGCAGCAGCCTGGGTTCGGTGGAGGTTTTGGCATGCAACCCCCTCAGTTCGGGGGTGGCTTTGGTATGCAACAACCTGGCTTTGGTATGGGAATGGGTGGGTTTCCCTCACAACGATTCCCCGGCCTTCAAGTTAGTGGTCCTTCCCCGTTCCAGTTTGGCGGGAGATTTGGAGGAGGATTTGGAAGCGGGTTCGGAATGCCGCAGCCGCAACCGCAGCCTTATATGGGAGGTTTCCCTCAGCCTGATTACAACCGATTACCTCAGCCTGTACCTCAGCCTGATTACAACCGGAGAGACAGAAGGCCGCTTCCGATGCCGAGTAGGCCGGGAAGCGAGTATGGACGACCGAGAGGGCCAATTTCTTGGCATCCTGAGGGGTATGATCCAAACAAACCCCCCCCTGGTGCGGATGATTTCTTTAATGCAATGAATAGGCGAGATGAATTAAGAGGAAGAGGAGGCGGGCAGCTGGGCGAAGGGGCTTATACTCCCCGAGGCGGGTTCGGAATGTCGCAGCCTCGACCCCAGCCTTATATGATAGAACACGGAGGTTTCCCTCAGCCTATGCCTCCAACAAGGTTGCCGGGACCAAACGATGCTGGATTTAGAGGCAGGCAGCTGGGCGAAGGGGCTATCGCCGCACCTATAAGGCCAGGAGGCCGTGAATCCTTAAAAGATGTGCTGGGTGCAGCTGGCTTCCAAATGCCAGAAAGACCTATGCTTTCTACGCAGGATGTTGTTTCTTTTGGGAGAGACCCCGTAACAGGCGAAATGCGTCAAGGCGGGAGCAGTGATCGTAACTATTACAAACAACTGGACGCGATGTACGCGCAAAATCCAGAGGCTCTAAAAATTGCGAAACAGTATAGAGCGGATCAAAGAGCGGGAGGCGGTCAGTTATACCAGGCTGGTGGCCCAGAAAGACGAAGCTTAATTCAGGGTCCGCCGCGCTCAATGCGTGATCTTCAACAAAGTTTTAATAGAGAGATAAATTCTCCTCAATACCAAGCTTTAGCTCAACGATATGGACAAAGCAGAGGTCAAGATCAGAACGCATTAAGTCAGTTACAAGCAATTCAAGCGAGAATGCAGCAGCAACAAGATGCAATGCTCGACATGCCAAGAGCGATAACTGGCCGAGAACAATTGATGCGTAGGCGAAGTCCTGCATACCAAGGGCCGGTTGAGGGTGTACCAATCCCCATAGATATGCCAAGGCTGGGGGCTATGTAATTATCAATGGCTGTTAGACCACCAATGCTAAGTGATCTAGAGATAGAGATACTTAGGCGAGCTCAAGCAGGTATGGAGCGTCCTAGACCGCCCATGACTGTTGGGCCTGTTAGACCGACAGGCCCGGTGATTCCATTTGCTGGCGCTGGGATATCTTCTATTGCCGCGCCTCAAACGCAGTTTGGTGGATACGGCGTGACAATGCCGACAACCCCGCTGATGCAATATGCTGGGTTAGAACCCACAAGGAGGAGAGAACCACAGCCTGATCCGATTGTGTTGCCTCCACCGCCTACGGCAGGACCAGCACCAACGCCTGCACCAACGCCTGCACCAGCACCTGCACCAGCACCTGCACCAACGCCTGCACCAGCGCCTGAACCAACACCTACACCTGCACCAACGCCAACGCCTACGCCAGCACCAACACCTGCACCAACACCTGCACCAACACCTCCACCGCCACCTGTTGTTTCTGACCCAGGTGGTGGGTCTACGTCTGGGCCAACAGCGCCAGGCAGTGATTACCAAGCAAGGTTGAAATACACAGATAGTGAAGGGCCAACGGGTTATTACCCAGGGCCAACACCAGATCGACCTAAACCGCCGCCTGCCCCTGTAGTAATACCCGACAACGCGAGCGACTATG